CGCCGATGCCCTGTTGCAACGGCAGGTAGATCTTCGAGTCGAACAGGCCGACCATCGTGGTGCCGATGCCGGAAAGCCCGCTTCTGGCGCGGTTGGCCATCATGCCGAACACGCCGCCGAAGTTCGCGTCGATCAGGCCCATCGCGTTGCCCCAGCGCGTGCCCAGGTCCGTGAACAGGCCGCCCGCGCCGGAGACGACGCCCCGGATCTTGCCCATGTTGCCCGACACCAGCGAAACCAACGCGCCGCTGCCGTTGCCCGCCGTAGTGAACACGTCGAGGATCTGCGGGCCGAATTGACCCAAAGCTGTGAATCCGCCGAACGCGCCGACCAACAGGCCGACATGCTTGGCGATGTCCTGAATGGTGATGGAGCCGTCGGCCATGCCGTCGGCGAAGCGTTGGATCCACGGCGTCACCGTCTGCACCGCGTTGGAGAGTCTGGTGCCGAGCTTGTCGGCCAACGGCTCCAAGGCGGTGTTCACCTTGTCGATGGCCGGGGTGAGCACGTTGAACGTGTCACGCAGGGCGTTCAACGCCGGGGTCGCGGCCTTCTGCCCCACACGGCTGAGCGCGGCTTTCACGTTGGCCATAGCGCCTGAGAAGGTTTCGCCGGCCGCCAACGCGGATCCGCCGAGGTACTTGTCCAACGCGGTGACGAACGTTTGGAAGTCCACCTTGCCTTTGGAGACCATCTCCGACACATCCTGCGTGGAGACACCCAGTTGGTCGGAAAGCGCCTGCAAGACGGGCACGCCACGGCTGGTGAGCTGGAGCA